CCGAATTCATGTGCTTTGCCTGCGGTACCGACCACCGAGATGTCTGGCCCGATGGTTGCGATCCCTCGCTGCTTGTCGATCGCATAGACGATCGATCGCTTGAGTTGGCCTTGCCGAGTATTCGGAGGTGTGCCTGGCATCGAAGCGGTCTGCCGACGTTTGATGGAGCGACGAGCAACCAAGCGAATCGAGGCAGCCGCGTGGCCAAGGCTCTTGAAGTTTCCCTGCTGTGCCTTGCTTTTGACTTTGTCGAATGACTTTTTGGTGGTGACTTTCACGTCGATCATGTTTACCTCACCAGTCGATAGGTAAGAGTAAGGACGCTGGTGAACTGCAGCATTGTTTCCAGATGGTCCGGCGCATAAATCGGAGTATTCTCGACGCTGATGAAGCGAGCACCGGGGTAGCTCGATAGTGGATTGCTCCGAAAGTAGTCGCTGATTTGTTCGACCAAGAGCATCAGTGCGTCGATCGTTGCAATTTGGTTTTGAGTTTTCTTTTGGATCCCCACATCGATCTGGTAATCGAAGTTGTCTCGCGATCGATCCAGCGAGGAACTCACAAGCCCCTTGGGAACGACCGTCACCTTCAATTCCGACATGGACTTGAGGTCGTAGATGGGCAAATACTGCCGCTGAGCAGTAAACGGCTGGCTGAACGCATTGCCGTTTAACTCTGCGGTGATTGCATCTGCGATGGCGACGATGTTAGCGGGCATTAAGCGATTCCAATTTCCTTAGTGTGGATTCGATACAGGCTTCGATGTGGGTCCGACCAGCGCCAGGCAGGCTCCCCACCTGGAGCGTTGACCTCATAGGTGTAGACTTTGCTGCCTACGGTCTCTCGGATCGTGTCACCACGTTCGGGTGTGATGAGCGATCCAGCCAAAATTAAATCTGCGGGTGTAATGAGATAGTCACGATCGGTCCATTGCATTCGGACCCCACCGTAACCATCTTCGAGCTTCATCAGCGTCCGGCCGATCGTGGCCAAGACGCTCACTTGGTTTACACCTCGCACATAGATCACTGTGCTGGAGGCATGCGTTTTGAGCTTGCTTGCGAGCCACTGCTGTCCAGCACGTAGTAGATCTGCCATCACGGTCACCTACGGCTTATTCACAGGCGGCTGGTTGGCAGGGGGCTGATTGTTTTGCTCTAAGAGCTTGAGCAGGTTTTGGTACTGCTCCATGAGCTTTTTGAACTGCTCGTCATCGAGCACCGCATTGCCACGTTGCTTCCTGGCGTTGCGGATCGCTTGCAGAACCAGCGGAATTCCATACTGCAATCCCAACAGCAAGGCGATGCTCGAGCCAGCCGACGTTGCGATCAGTCCGCCAGGAGTCCACTGCGGACCGATTCGCAATCGATCGGTGATGATCCCAGAGTCCTCCGGTTCCCTAGGCGATGGCCTGATCCTTGGTCGATCGATGATCGAATCCAGAACATCGTCTTGGACCTGCGACTGAGCCAAAAGCCCAAGTGGCACCTGCATCGGTTCCCCAGAAGTCGTCGAGGGAACTTGGACTATTTCCTGGCTCTCATCGATTTGGCAGCTCACTTCGCGGGTGCCCGAGGGGAGTCCCTCGAGCGTCGCAGGTAGCTTGCCTCGCATGGCGCTGAGCAAAAACGGAGTCGATTGGCCCAACCCCTCGCCACCGCCAGCCCAGGTAAGCAAACCGACCACACGAGGTCCATCGTCGCTGTAGTCGATGATGCTCGAACCGCTTCGGCCACCGATGGCTTCAGGCTTCCACGAAAGAAGCTGACCTTCTTTGCGGTTTAATCGCAATACCTGCAAGCTTGGCCACTCGCACCGCGGGCAACCGAAGGTGGTGATCAGAGACTGGGTGTTTGGGTAGCGATCGGCAATGGGGATCGGCTCGACATCTTTAGCAAATGCGAGATTGCACTTGAGTAGCGCAAAATCCACGCTGGTCCCTTTGCCGTACCCCGATGCGATGATCGCAGCGGTGCTTCGCTCCGATACACCATTGGTATTCCATCGTTCGACGTTGACGGTTCGGCCACGCGTGGTACCTGCAACGTGGGCATTGGTAAGTACGATCGCGTTGCCCTCGGAAGTCCTACCAACGATGGTACCGCTACCGCAGACGTTGCTTACCGTCACTCGCACCGTTGCTCGGATCACTTGATCGAACCGATCTAAAGATGCTGCCAACGACCTGGATCGAGCCTGATTTCTTACAATCGCGAACTCTTCGGTGAATGGATCCAGAACGATCGATCCGCTTCCGGAATACTGCATGGCTGGGCATTTGCCATCAGGGCACACTCTGTCTTGGCCATGAAGCATGGAAACAAAACACAAAAGCATGTAAACCATGCTTGCCAGAGAATAAGTCTTCATAACGGCTCCTTGGAAATGATTCACAAACAAAACTGAAAATCGAAACGAAGCGACCTCTAGGTCACTGACTGATTCGCATCCGGACGGTCGTGTCTGCGGAGGCTGCTGCTCTGACCACCTTGCCGATCGATTTATTACCAGTAGCCGTGGCAGTCGCGACGTTGTTGGCATCGTCCCAGTACAAGATGGTGCCGACTGTGAATGCCACGCCGGTGTTTTTGTTGAAGTCAAACACCCCGTCGACAGCCAGCGCACCGAGTTCACCGGCAGCCAGTGGTCTGACCACTACTCCAACAAGATCACCCTGAACCACCACATCCCCGGATTGCAATGCGGATGCAGGGGTGTGGTCGATGTACTTACCATCCTGAATAAAGGTTGCCTGAGTCATGGACTGTTTCTCCTGATTGACTTAGTTGGACGAATAAACCGACGAGTAAAGTGCCGACTACACTTCACCCTTGCTCTTGATTGCAGCTCTTTGGTCTTGCAAAGCCACACCGAAATCGTGATAGCCTCGCATTTGAACGCCAAGGATGTTGAAATCAGCCGTAGCCGTTTCAATCGTTGGGGCTTCTTGCCCGTTGAGGAATGCAACTTCGATCACTGGCAGGTCGTTTGGATCCGAGAGCAAGTACCAAGCCTTGGTCGAGTTGCCGCTGTAGATCGCGTTACCTAGATAGCGACTCACCTCGACCCGGAACTTACCCGCGTGAGGGTTGTTGATAGGCATCCTCGCGTTGGCCGTGTTATCGCGCATTTCCAGCGCCTTATAGAGCTGGGATCCAATAGCTGAGAGAGCCGTTGGAACCAGCAAGATCGTGGGCATCGTTCCGATGGGTTTACCATCAGCGTCCACCAAGTCGTAGTAGGCCACCTCGGCCTTAGTTAGGCCATCGATCGTAAGAACCGTATCCGCACCGGAGATGAAGTTCTTATTTCCAGCCGTGAAGAATGCCGAATTATTCATGAACGTGGTCCAGAATATATCGTTGATCTTCAAGCCAGATCCACGGCCCAGCTTCCTAGGAACGGTGGTGATCGCCCCAAGGTCATCATTGATAAAATCTCGACGATCAACTCCGAGCATCAACCCGTAGGTATCTGCCCTGTTGGTGAAGCTTTCATTGCCAAGGTTCCCGTGCTTGATCTCACCGCCGGGAGCTACTAGCTCGTACTGATCCTTTCCGATCAATCGGTAGCTTGTCACGGTTTTGAAGTCGGTGACATTCCGAATCGCGCAGATGTTTCTCCAGGTTCGCTCAACGGTGAAGAACCCTTCGAGCAAGAACTTATTCGCGACGTTTGCAAGAATGCCTCCGATGTCCACATTGCTGATCGAGCTTGCTTCCACCCGGCCACCAAATGCTGCTCGCATCACTTCGCGGTGATCTCGGAAGGATCGACCGGTGTATCCATTGGCCCACGCAGCCTCGAGCAAGAGTTCCTGCAGACCAATCCCTCCCTTGAATTTGCGAGCAGCAATTTCTAGGGATTGCTCTTGGACATGCTCATCGATGTTCATCAGACCAGCACTGATGTAGCAAGCAGCTTCCAAGACACTCGCGTTAATGGTGTTTTGCGGGACATGGATCGCGGGAACTTCAGGGCGCATCATTCGGATCTTCATGAGTTCAGCTTTCTCAAGGTTCCAACCTTCGCGGATCGCTTGGGCTTCGACCAGCGGAAGTGCCCCGTTGTAAATGCTGCGAATCCCTGCGATTCGCTCGAGTTCTGTAGCATGGGCTGCCCTCATGGCCTCAACGTCAGTCGTTCTCTCAGGTGGGTTCGTGACCGGTTCGACTGGAACCGGATTCGGGGGAACCAATACCGAAGCTGGATCCGGAGTGACCTGTGTCGTTGGAGTTGCGGTTTGGTCGTCTTGGTTTGCAGTTTGACTTGGATCCATCTCGGTTTCTCCAAAGGTTGCTGATGCCTGAGCTGCGACACTCGCGCTAGTGGCTCCGTCGGCACCAAGGTCTACGAAACTGATTTCACCAAGCGACGACCTTCGAATCACATTCACTGGACCGTTGTATTGGTTGCCATTGACGGTGACCTTTTGACCTTCCTTGACGAACTCGAATTCATCCACACCGGTTCCCACGCTTGCTTGCCACGGAAAACCGTTCTTTGAACTAACGACCACTTCGCGGGCAGCAGGTGTATCCCGAGAGACCACGCCGGTTGCGACAAGCTGGCCGGCCTCGACTCGGATCGAGTCGGTATGTCCAACACCCGAAAGCGGATCGTGACCGAATCGAATCGGCCGTGCTTGCGATGGAATCGATAGGCCCGCTAAGTCGATGATCACAGGATGACGCCAACCAGCGACTCGCATCTGACCACCGGTATAAGCAACCATCCGAAAGCGAGGGAGCACACCGCTTGATGTACCTTCAGCGGACGCATCGACATCGATCACTGCCGTCGCGCTCAACCTCAGTTGATTGCAATTCTCATCAGCCTTAATCGTCGACGGGGACTTCTTCGTCTTGGACATCCTGTGGTTCCTGAGTTGGAGTTTGAGAAACTTGCTCGGCAGTTAAACCAAGCGCAGACATGAGTGCGATTTCCTTGGCTCGCTGGCGAAGTTGTGTTTCCCAGTCTTGGCCTCGTTTGGCGTATTCATCAGCCAAGGTGGTGGTGTGACTAGCAAGACGAGTGGCTTGTGCGTTGGCTTCCTTGGCTGGATCCACATGCTCGTGACCATCCCAAAACCACTGGTGTGGCCACTGGGCAAATGGTCCAAGTCCGTTGGGAAGCAAACCGGGAAGAAGAGCGGCTTCATCGAACCAAGCCGCAAGAATGCGATCGAGTATGATTCGTTCGAGATTCGACTGATCGACTCGGATCGCCTTGTAATAAGTTTGATGGTCCAGGCGGCCCGAGGCGTAGTTGTAGCCCGAGCTGTTACCCGCCGCGATGTTGAACGGCATGTTCAAACAGCGAGCGATTTCGTTGAGCAACTCATGTTTAAACTCACCATAGGTCGTCGATGGCTGTTCGGCCTGCATTTGGGCCATCTTCCAACCACCTGGCATCGTTACCAATGCTCGTTTCTCCAGCTCGATCGGTTCGAATGGTTCAGCCGCATCGGCCTCTCCGTTGGCCGGCGCATCGGTGTAGAGGATCCCAGCGAAGTCGGCTGCTGTTTCAGCAGCCGCCAGAACCGCAAGAGTGAATCGGCGAAGTTGCGCGAAGAGTGGCAATGCCGGCATGATGTCCGGAATGCCACGCGTTTGTCCTGGTCGATCGGCTCGAAACCAATGCAATACGGCATCGGCACTAATGCGGTCGTAGTCGCTGCGAGCCGAGTAAAACCCATCACCTGGGTGATTACGAAGGATGTGGTATTCGACTGGGTTCCCGCTGGAATCAAAAACGATCCCATCCACAGCAATGGTTGAAAGTCGGTCCAGATCGGGCGTCGTGACCTGGTCTGCCTCGACGAGGCGAAGATCGAGCTGGACCTCGGTATTGAGCCGAGGATTGTTCGTGAGGATTGCGAAAGATTCGCCATCCGTGGCGCGTGCCATCCGCATCGTGCGGAGTTTTTCAGCGAGCTGCACTGAGCGAGCCCACAGCATGAAGGCATTTTCGATGCGTCTGTTTGCATCCGAGTCGGTGGTGAGCATCTGCAACCGGGGGCCGGTACCCACCACGTCATGCGCCAGGGTCAGAACGATCCCTCGAGCATACGAGTTGTTGGCCGTTTCATACCGAGCGCGGTTCCTAAGGATCCGGCGAACCTCGACGCTATTGGATGCGTTGGGCGAGAGCCCATCGGCGCTGGCCCAATGGCGTCGATTGTCGTCGGTGGTCACCGCAGCGTCATAGCGTGTGCGCACAACCCTCGCAATGCTTCGTGCTTGCGTGGAAGTACTACTTGGCGACCACCAATTGGAAATCCAGGACAACACGGTTACTCGGCCCCCGGTGGAACGATCTTGTTAAAGACCAGCCCGCGACGCTTCGACTTTGCGGCTTGCTTGGAGGCTAAATAGCGATCGGCTTCGATCTGGTCGGTCAGCTTGTGCTGCTCGATGCTGCCCGCATCGCCCGAGGCCTTTGCTGGTCCTTGCGCGTTTTCAAGAATGGTGTCTTCTAGCTCATCAGCCATGGGGTTAGCTCCAGTTCGATAGACAATTCGATTTGCCTATTTGTAGAACTACCCGGTGAGCCGACTTGATGACGGAGGAAAGAAAAGAATCAGCCAGATCGTGCTACATCTAGCATTTTCGTTGCGGCGTCTGCGTCGATTCATAGGTGACGATCCGTCTGCCACAATGCCGACATTCTTTACGCCTGCGGATGCGACCATCGTGAAGCGGTTCGGTGTTGGTCGTGTAGAAGTGCCTGCAACCGCACTGCGGGCAAGAGATCCCTCGATCACGGCTTTCTGGTTTTTGCTTGTTCATCGGTTTCGTTTCCTTTGAAGCTCAGCGAAACTAACCCGTCCAGACTTTGGTATGCCTACCGACTCGCTTCCCGAAAGTGCCACTCCCTGCATCGACGCTCCGACGCAGCAACCAACTATGCAATCGAGCCAGTGGTTGTCGGTTCGCTCTGGGCGCTGCTTCCATTCATCCACAGTGCGACCACGGCCCTCGGTGCGTACTCGGTATTCGGCCGATAGGTGCTCAGCCAAGAGACGATGGGTCTCGCGGCTTGTTCCGAAAAAGGACAAGCAACCTCTGCTCCCCATCGAAACGGCGATGCGAGCATGCATGAAGGTTTTCCAGTAGTTGGTGTCATACACCACGTGCCGAACGGCTCGTTTCCCATGGATATTTGGAATTCTCCAGTTGTGACCAACGCGATCCCCCGGGCGACGCTTGTACTCGGAAAACGGCTGACTGGATGCTCCGACGAACCTCCCGTGGCTGGGAATCACAATCCCTGCATGAGCGCTCTGCCGACAGAACTGGTAGACCACATCGGTCGAAGCTCCCCAGTTGGCATCGATCAAGCATCGCTCGATTCGCATCATGGCACCATCATCTCGTCGCCATTCCCGACCAATCAGATCTCCGGTTAACCTCTCAAGACCAGCGTAGATACTCCCCTCGAGTCCTCCGGCCTTGGTGACCGTCGCCAGCGTGCTCCTTGCATCCCGAAGTGTGAAATACGGCCGTTTCTGGTCCGGGTAACTTCCATAGTCGATCAGGTATCCGGTGAAATCGCTTTCCCAGGCGACCACGGCGTAAAACAGGAGTGTTGCCTGGACGTCCACGAACATAGTTAGATGGTTGGTGGAAATCGGTACCACCCGCCGATCGATCCGGTTAAATTTGGCAGCGATCTGGTCTGGGGTTAGTTCGCTGTCGCTTGCTTCCTGCTCTGGCAGAGGTTCGTTTTGGTACTCGGCAAAGAATGCTGCTTGATCTTGAAGCTTAAGGTTCATCGCATGCTGGATGGCCGATAGTTCATCATGGTTGTAACGCTCTGGCCAAGCGATCCGCGATCCGAGGTCCATGGCAAGTCGATTCGAACCATAGAACTGTGTGGCCAAGGAGATATCTCCACGGCTACGGAGGCTCTCAGCGCGGAGTTCGGCATACTTTGTCCAAAGCTTTTCGTCGCTTGGGAACTCATAGACCATCCGGGTCCGTTCCCCATTCCATTCGGGGTGTTTGTCTCGCGAGAGGATATTGTCGGCCATATCGCCTGGACGAATGACCGTGCAAGGCATGATTCCAGAGATCTTTTTCCCCGGGCCCGAGAGACCCAAGATGGCCCCGGCGAGGATACTCTCGCGAGTGGCACACTGGGAAAGGGATCTAGCCGATTCGTCCGTTTGGGGATCGTCGATTACCACAAGAGTGGGCCGAACGGTCTGACCGTCGGATCGCTTGTACTTCATGCCTCGGATCCGACCAGTGATGCCGGCGACCTTGATGATCGCTCCGCTGGCGATGCTTCCGGGCATCGTCGGCAGGACGATCTCCTTGGCAGTCCAGCCGATGTGCGTTCGCTCCCCTTTAAAGAGCTGGCCATTGCAGCGGTTGGCAATTCCATCTAGGGATTGAATCGGGAAAACGACCTCGGGGTAATCCGCAAGGAGCAGCTCGTTTCCATCGAGTTCCATCTTGATCGATTCGAGCATATCGCAGGCATGACCCTCGTCGCTACCAATGAGACATACGAATTCACGATGGCCGTTGAGTACCGCCCAAATGCAAGCACATTCACAGATGGTGGTCTTACCGCTCCCTCGGGGCATTGCCATCGAGAAGAGTCCCCCTCGCAGAACCGCTTGCTCGATCCGGTTGATGACCTTCAAGTGATCATCCGACCAAGCCAAATGGAACGTCAGTGGAAAATAGCACTCGCAGAAGTAACGAAAGTTCGTGGCTGCCTTGGCTTTTCGCTCGGGGTCTGCAATCTCCGGAAGCTCGCCGATGTCACGGCCTGCCGTTGCGATAGCCACGTTCCGCGCTCGCGCGCGTTCTTTGAGCTTCTCGTATGGATCCCCAGAGGTCTCGGGTGCTGGCGCATGCCGAGTCTCGACTAGCCACGCTCCGTAGCGAAGCAGGTCAACGTACCTTGCATCGCCGATGCGCATTCCAGCACGGGTTCGGTGTCGATACAGTTGCCTCTCGCTAATGACCTCACCTAGCGGTGTGGAGTTTAGCATTCTGCAAAGTTCGCTAGGTCGAAGTTTCCTTGGATCACTCACCACGGCCCATCTCCTTTACTATCCATGCGATGTAGTGGACCAAGTTGATTGATCCATCTTGGTTTGTTGGAGCACCGCTTTCGATGTCCATCGCGATGTTCTCCTCGGGAATCCGGATCTTGGCCGCTGCCGAGAGAAGTTTGGCAGCCTGCTCGGGGGTTAGTCGATTCGGATCGATCGGGGTTTTTCCATCACTCATGCCAGGCCCCCTTCTTTGAGGATTGGCACCGGGGCCCACACGGGGCCCACCGGCGCGTTTTGTTGGCACATGCGAACCCTTGGGCAAGGTGGTTTTGCGCGCGACTTGGCGCAAACCGTCGCCTTTGTTGGGCCACCTGAAAACATGCAAAAAGACTTGGAAAAACATGCTTTATCGGCTGGATGAGCTGCGAACCGCATGGCTCAATGTGACCACGCGAACGCAAACGCGATCGCAAACGATAGACCCACCCAACCCAAACGGAGAGACAAAGATGAACGCTAACGAGATCGCCTTCGGAATCGAGTTCGAGACCACCCTGCCAAGCAGCGACACCACACCGATCGGACCCTACCACCACGGATACCAAGTACCCTGGTTGCCAACCGGGTGGCGCGCCGAACGCGACGCGAGCATCAAACCAGAGACACCCAACCGCAAGGGATGCGAATTCGTAAGCCCCAAGCTCAAGGGATACGAAGGCCTCAAGCAGATCGAAGACGCGATCGAGAAGATCAACGAGCACGACGCGAAGGTCAACGCGAGCTGCGGATTGCACATAACGATCGAATGGAACGGCGACGCGGCCGCCTTGGCCAGATTGATTTCCCTGGTCGGCAACCACGAAAAAGCGATCTTCGCAAGCACCGGAACACGCAGGCGAGAACAAACGGTCTACACCAAACGGATCAAACAATACGGTGATAAAGACGCCGCTAAGAACCGATGCGAAGCGGATCGCTACCACCTGCTGAACCTCACGCACCTGGCCGCGGGCAAGAACCGAATCGAATTCCGGGCCTTCGCCGGAACGCTCAACAAGACCAAGGTGGTCGGATACTTGATGATGGTCCTGGGGTTGGCAGAGCTCGCGATGAACACCAAGCGATGCGCGGACTGGGACTACAACAAGAAAGATGGCACCAAGAGTTGCTGGGACCGACCGGGTGCAGGCCTTGGCGAAACGGAACTCAACCGACTCTTCTACCGACTCGGATGGACCAAAGGTTGGTACAAGGGTGACCTTCGCAACAAGACCTTCGGCGAGATCACGGGTGAGACCAACCGCGATTGGAAGGGAATCAAAAACAAGCTGCTCGACTTGGCACGCAAATACGACCAAGCGGCTTGATACCACAAACCCCTCTTGCCA